ATTTGCAAACGCAAGATGAACGTATTCTTGATACAAAGAATATGGAAAAATTTTTACAAGATAAAAAAATTAAAGATGCTATAGACCAAGGGTTAATAGATGTTGTTAAAGTACAACAAACAAGAATTAAATTAGTTTGCACATTAGGACAAACAATATTATACGAAAGAATATTAAATACAGATAAATATCCAATTGTACCTATACCAAATATTTGGACTAATACACCATATCCTATGAGTGATGTAAGAAAAAACAAAGATTTTCAAAGATTTTTAAATAAAACAATGTCATTAATAACTTCACATGCACAGGCATCAAGTGGTTTAAAATTACTTGTACCGCAAGGAAGTGTTGATGATATTGAAGAATTAGAAAGAGATTGGGCAAACCCTAATGCAACAATAGAATATGACCCATCGTTTGGAGAACCACATTTTCCATCTCCTCAACCTTTATCTAATTCTGTAATGCAGCTACCAGGACTTGTTGAAAAATATATTGATTTAAATATGGGTATATTTGAAATGCAACAAGGTAACGCAGAGGCTGCACCTAGAACATCATCTGGGACAATGATGATGGAAGATTTTGGTCAAAGACGTAGTAAATCTAAATTAAGGGACATTGAAGGTAGTTTACGTAGACTTGGGCAAGTAGTATATAATTTAGCTAAAGAACATTATACTTTTAAAAAAGTATTTAGAACTGTGCAACCAAACAATGACTTGTCAGAATATATGGTAAATGTATATAATGATAAATCACAAGCTATTGGCGAAATGATGAATGATTTAACAATAGGGCAGTACGATATTAATATAATTGGTAATTCAACAATGCCATCAAATAGATGGGGAGAGTTTTCAATATATATGGAAGCATATCAAACTGGTCTTATTGATAGGACAGAAGCATTAATGAAAACTGATATATTCGATAAAGAAGGTGTGTTAAAAAGAATGGACATTATACAACAGTTACAAGCACAGTTGCAAGGCGCTCAAGAACAAATAAAGAATTTATCTGGAGACTTACAAACAGCACACAGGGAATCTATTGCTTCACGTAAAAGAAGTGAAGTTGAGAAATTTAAAGGTAAGTTAAAAGAAGTAGAATTAGATTCAAAATCTGCTAATCGTCAGCAGGTTGATAAGCTAACAAACGCAGTTAAACTCGAAGTAGAGAAATCACGTTTACGTGGTGAAACTCAATCAAAACAAGAGAAATTGCAAGCCAAAGGAGGCAAATAATGGATAACGCATTAGGAAATGAAAATCTTGATAATCAAGGTCAAGTCACTAATAATGTAGGGCAAGATAACAGTACAACGCAGAATGAAGCAGCTTCAACAGATTGGGAATCTCAAGCTAAGTATTTTCAATCAGAAAAAGATAAACTTCATACTGAAAATCAAAAACTAAAAGAATATGAAAAAGTTGGACAATTGTTGGAATCACGACCAGATATCGTACAAACAATATCAGGAATGGTTCAAGGTGGTCAACCAACAGCAACCGAATCTATTACTTTAGATAAAGATGAGTTTGACCCATGGGAAGCCTATAATGACCCAGCATCTAAATCGTATAAGTTTCGACAACAAGAGTTACAGAACTCTATTAATAACGCTGTTCAAAGCCAAGTAGCTGGTGTTCAAAAAGAAGTTGGTATGACTAAGCTTCAAGGAGAACTTGCTGCAAAAGGATTAACACCTGAAGAAATTACTTCATTTGTTGATTTTGCAAGCAAAAACCCTGCTGAATATGGAGTTGATGGTGCAATTAATATGTGGAGGTCTGTTACTCAAGAACCCCAGCAAGATGAAAATGGCAACCCATTGGATGCAATTCGTCAAAATCAAGCAGTTCCTCAGCAAGCAGGTATTTTAACTGGAGAGCAACCTGTTAGAAAAAGTGATGATGAAGCAGTATGGGATGGTATTTTAAAAGCTGGAAGTCGAGCTAACGTACTGTAATTTAATTAATTATTAACTAAGGAGAATAAAATGTCAGAGAAATTTAACTCTGGACAAGTAAAGTTTGGAACTCCTGGTTCTCAGACAACTTTATCTTTAAGTAATGCGTCAAGAAGACTGTATGACTTTAGTGATAGGGTTGCTGATTTAGCCCCAGAAGAGTCTCCATTTTTTGTTTATTTGTCGAAAGTAGCAAAAGTTCCAACATCGGATAGTCAGTTCCGATTTTTGGAAGATAGAACAAAGATTCATATGACTGATAGAAGTTTCTTGTTAAATGGTGCAACAACACTTTTAGCTGAAGGTAGCTCTCAAGACCTAAGTTTTGATACTTCAGGTGGAGCTTCTGTTGATTTCTTATTGCCAGGTATGGTTGTGGCAATTGGAAATGTTGATGGAAACAGCGTGCCAACAACAGCAAATGTAAGAATTAATAGCGTAATTGATGCTGGTGCATCAACAACTTGCAATGTATCTGTTATACAACATGCAGGTAGTACAGCAATTGCAGATGATTCAAACTGTACAGTTATTGGTACTTCATTTGAACAAGGTTCTGGTTCACCAGATGTTTTTTCACAAGAGCTTGACCATGATTTAGGATATACTCAAATCTTTAAAACAGCTTGTGAAATGTCAAATACAGCAAGAGCAACTATCTATAGAGGTTATGCAGATGAGTTCCAAAGAATTTGGAATCTTAAATTAAGAGAGCATAAAGTAGATATTGAAAGAGCTATGTTATTTGGTCAAAAAAGCACAGCAGTAGATGGTATCCAGTACACTGATGGTATTGTAGGTTCAACTATAAGAAATGGTTATGCACAAGTAAAAGATAACGGTGCATCTTTAGTGTATAATTCTGGAATCCCATATTATCAAAATAATAGAGTAGCAGATTTAACATATGACTTATTATTAGATAATTTTGAAGTAATCTTTGACCCTGCAAGGGGTGGTGGAAGAGCTAAATTAGCTTTAGCTTCAAGACCAGTAATATCTCACTTTAATAAACTTGGTAGCAGCAATTTTATTGATGGTAGTTTATCAGGTGAACAAAGATATAACTTCCCAGCAGCACAAGGTGCTTTTGGTCATTTAGTGACTAAAATCCAAACTATTCATGGTGATGTATCTATGGTTGCTGAATCATTATTTAGAGGCTTTGCTTCTGGATTTATGATGATGGTTGATTTAGACCATGTTGCTTACAGACCGCTTGTAGGTAATGGTTTGAATCGTGATACTTCAATAACAACAAATGTGCAACAAGCTGATGAAGATTTAAGAAAAGACATGATTCTAACAGAAGCAGGTCTTGAGGTAACTCTTCCTGAAACTCATGCACTTATGAACTTGGAGGGCGTGTAAAATGAGAAGTGATATATTAAATGAAAATAGTAGTGCTTCATTACAATCTAACAGTAAGTTTGACACTCTTGTTAAACATACAAAAGTTTGTAATGTCACATTAGCAAAAAGCCTTTCAGCTGGAGACCATTCAGAGTCTTGGGTACAGCCAGCAAATTCAATTATAACTAATTGTTATATTGTTTGCACTGATGCTGTTGCAATTGCTTCTGGTGATATTGGTTATGATGTAGGAACAAGCGCTCATGGTGAGCAATTGATTGCTGCACAAGCAGATGAAATCTTAGATGGTGGCACAGATGTTGCAGTTGGCGCAGTAACATACCCAGGTATGGGAGTTTCTTTACCTAGTGGTACGGATGCAGCAACAGCAAAAGTTGGTATTGATGCAGGTGCCATAGCTAATGGTTTTGTATATGATATTCAAGATGATACTACTCACGTAGCAGCAGCTGTTTACACAGCCTTAGCTAGAGATATATTCTGCACAATAACTACAACTACAGATGTTACATCTACTGGTGGTGGTAATTTTGCATTTGTATTTGAATACTTGCAATTCAGCTAAACCGAATCAATAAGGTTTAATAGTTTTGTAGAACTATGGGAGCTATCAATAAAAGGTGGCTCCCGAATCTACATAAGATAATAATAATTTAAACAACCCATTCACGCACAGCCAGTGCTTAGGGTAGGAGGATGAAATGGCATTTAAAAAAAGTTTACATAATTTTACAGTAGTTGAAGCTCAAAATTTAGCATTAGGACAAGCTGGTGCAGTTATAATAGATGGTACAGATGAAATAACAGGCCCATTTATAGCAATAACAGCATTAGCTGCTGCTGTAGTCGATACATCTGAATGTACTACAAATTTATCAGGAACTGTTCCAGCAACATTTGCAATACCAGTTGGAACAACTATATATGGACAATTTGATTCAATAGAACTTGATAGTGGTTCTGTAATAGCATATTATAAATAATGAGTAAAAAAAGTACAGTCAATAAAGCAGGAAACTATACAAAGCCTGGAATGCGTAAACAGCAATTTCAAAGAATTAAAGCTGGTTCTAAAGGTGGCCCAGCTGGAGTTTGGAGTGCTAGAAAAGCGCAAATGCTTGCTAAGTCTTATAAAGCAGCAGGTGGTGGGTATAAAGAAGAAGGTGGTAAAGTTATGCCTAAATATAAAAGTGGAGGCAAAGCTGAGTCACAACGCTCATTAGACCAATGGACAGGAGAAGATTGGGACAATGTATCAGGGAAAAAAGGTGATAGATATTTACCAAAAAAAGTAAGAGATACAATGACACCAGGACAAAAATCTGCTGAAAATAAAAAGAAAAGACAAGCAACTAAATCAGGACGTGTAAAAGCTCAATATTCAGATTCATTAAAAAAATCAATGAGAGGTAAAGGTGTGTATAAAAAAGGTGGAAAAACATTTAAGCCACATATGATGTATAAGGGTAATAAAGTTGTAAAAGCAAATACATATGAAAAACATTTATCATTAAAGAAAAAAGGATATGGACATACAAAGAAAAAAGAACTAGGGGGATTATTAAAAGGGCCATCACATGCTAAGGGTGGAATACCTATTGAAGTTGAAGGTGGTGAGTATATAATTAAAAAGAAATCAGTCAATAAACAAACAGAGCCAGTTTTGGAATATATAAATGAAAATGGTAAATTACCGAATGAAAATAACTATGATTATCCAGTAACTGATGCAAGAAATAGGAGTAAAAAATAATGCCAGAAGTAAAAGATAAAATGACAGGAAAAACTGTAGCTAAGATGTCGTATGACGAAGAAGGTATGGATGCAGCAAATAAAATGGTTGCAGAAAACCCAGGTTATATGATGGCAGATGGTAGGAACAGAAGTGAACAAATGTACCCAGGCGGAGGAAAAACTGGTTATAGCCAAATAGGTATGGAAAAACCTATGATGGGTCATGGTGGTAAAATGAAGTATATGGGTGGTGGAATGACACCTGAAATGATGAAATATGAAAAAGGTGGTAAAACTAAAAAGGCTGTTGATGCTTCTAAAAATCCAGGATTATCTAAACTACCAAAAGAAGTAAGAAATAAAATGGGTTATATGAAAAAAGGTGGTAAAGCAGAATTTAAACCACATATGATGTATAAAGATGGAAAAAGTGTAAAAGCTAATTCATATGAAAAACACTTATCTTTAAAAAAACAAGGATATGGCCATTCAATGGAAAAAATGAAAGAAGGCGGTAAAGCTAATAAACGTAGTGAATTTCAATCTGCATTTAGAAAAGCTAGAAATGCAGGTAAAAAAACTTTTATGTATAAAGGTGAATCATATAATACAAAACTTAAAAAAACACCTAAAAAAACAAATACTTATCTTGAAGCAATGAAAAAAAATCTTTCTAAAAGAAAAAAGTATGACGTTGATTCAGGAGTTAAAAATCAAAAAAAGTATGATGTTGATTCAAATATAAAAAAACAAAAAAAATATGATGTTGATTCTGGTATAAAAAATCAAAAGAAATATTCAGCATTTTTAAAAAAAGGTGGCAAGGTTTCATAAATGAGAATATATTATTGCAGCAAATGTTCAAGAAAAACTGAAGTTCCTAAAAATGTTGTTAAACAATGTAAATGTGGAAATGTGTTTGGTACTACAGGTAAAGTATCTGACCATATTAACATGAGAAATACTTGGAGTAGTCAAACTAAAGTAGAATTTAGTCAAACAACAATGGACGAAGATATAGCATCAAGGAATAATAGATAATGGCTTGGAATTTTTCAGTACAAATAAACGCTTTAACTGGATTTGATGGAAATATTACAACTGCTAGCGAAGAAGGTGAAAATTATTCTACCTTAGCAAGTCAGTGGTTAACAGATGCTGCAAAAGAAGTTATTCAAGTATTACCACCTCATTTAAAAACAAAATGTTCAACAATGACTGCAGTGGCACATGATACTGGTATGGATTTAGATGAACAGGAAGATGTTTTATATGTTGTTAGACAAAAAACAGATGGAGGTGTATATATACCTTGTAGAAAAATACCTGGTGAAAATGGAGCAGAAGCAGAAGACCCAGATAGCTTAATGTATTATGCTACTTCAACAGACCCCGTTTATTATATTCAATCACATACAAATGATTCATTAAGATTGTTTGCAAAACCAACTCCTTCTTCAGACCAACAAGTAAAAGTATTCCATGTTACATACCCATCTATAAGTTATAATGCTATAGAAATTGATAATTTTCCTAATGAAGCTGAACACCTTGTTGTATTAAGAGCTGCGATAACTGCTTTGCAACATAAAATGACATATGAAGAAGACCCTGAACTTTTTTTACCAATATTGCAATCATTAAGAAGTCAATACCATGAAGGTCTTCAAGTTCTTGTTCAGGGAAGCTTAACAAGTGGCCAACAAGGAGCTAAATAATGAAAGTTAAAAATGTTATAGACCAAATAGAAAAGATGTTTGGAAGGCAATCGGAACAATATATGTTTCAATTAATGAATGATGCACTTGACGAGATATCAGCAAAAAAAATGAATAATACTGAATCAAGAACAACTGATTTGCTTGGTCATGATAGATGGTATTCTTTGAGTGATGATGTTGTTCAAATAGATAGAGTAGAAATTAAAGATACAAATAACAGATATGTAATGATACCCAAGCTTGCAGACCCACATAAATTATTAAGAAGTGATACAGATGATAATGATACAAGTTGGAATAATACAACAGGAGAAGATGATTCGTTAACTTAGGAGCAATATGGCAATAAATAAAAGAACATATCCAAACAATTATTTTTCCTGGTATAACGATGATGGAAGACTTGCTATATTATGTCAAGACACAACATCTACTTCAGCTGAAAGAACATCTGAAAAATATGATACATATCAAGGGGATGATGTAGTTGCAGGAATTAGAATTACATATAAATCTAAATATGCTGCAGTTACTTCTGCAACAGAAGATTTAAAACAAAAAACAGGATTAGACTCAGGACTGCATACAGCAGTATTATGTTACATGAAAGCTAGAATGTTTGAAGATTCTGGTGATTTAGAAAGAGCGCAATATTTTAGAGTAATGTTTGAAAAAATGATAAAACAATATCCGTTAAGAAAAAGTGGTGTAAGAACATTAGCGGTACCAAGATTATAAAAAAGGGATAATATGGATTTTAAAAAAATGCTTGAAGATTATAAAAATCAACAAGAACAAGTAAAAGAAATCTTCATTAAACTTCAAGGTAAAATTGAAATGTGTGAAGAACTTCTTAAAGAAAAAAAAGACAATAAAAAATAGTTTTTTGAAATAGAGGTAAATATGGTTAAACAAAAAAGTGGCGTAGTCAAAAGAGCTATCGTTACACCAGATAAACACGTACCATTGCATGATAAAGCAGCAATAAGCGTATTAAAACAAGCAATAGAAATAGTAAAGCCTGATATATATATTGATTTAGGTGATTTAGGAGAATGGGGAAGCGCATCACATTGGCAGTGGGCAAGAAAGAAAAAACCACCATTAGAATATATCACTCCTAAAATAGAAAAAGACATTGAAGATGTAAATGATTTTCTTGATGATATTGATAAATGTTTAGACAAAGTAGGTTGTAAAGAAAAATATATATGCCAAGGCAATCATGATGCTTGGTTAGATATGTTTGTAGCTGAACACCCATACTTACCTCAGTATAAATTTAAAGATGCTTGCAGATTTAATGAAAGAGGATACAAAGTATATGATGCAGGACTTCCTCCAGATAAATGGTTAAAGAAAGGTAAACTTCACTTTTATCATGGGCATCATAAAAATGGTCTTCATCATGCAAAGGCTCATTTAGCATTAGGTGGAAATGTTATGTATGGTCATCATCATAGTTTACAACAAGCATCAGTAACGCATATAGATGGCCCTAAATCAGCTTGGAGTGCTGGATGTTTAAAAGACATGAGTCATGAAAAAAACTTATGGCTAGGTGGCAAAGCAATAACATGGGCGCATGCATTTGCAGTAGTAGATTTTTTTAGAGGTGGACTTTTTACAGTTCACATGGTACAGATAATAAATGGACGAACCTCACTGTGGGGTGAGTTAATTGAAGGAAAGTAAGGAGACAGATGGCAAACTTAACAGTAACACATACAGAAAGTATTACATTAAATGGTCAGGATTTTGGCAATACAAATGTATTTTCAATTTCAGGAATCAATAACGTATATAAAAGAATAGTAACATGCCCAGCGAATGTAGATACTACTATATTGAGAACTGGAGTAACGGTAGATGTTACAGATTCTTCTATGGATGTTCAAAATGTTAAATACATAAGAGTAACTAATCTTGACGGAAGCAATTCAGTAAATCTTAACTTACAAATAGATGTGACTGAAAGTGACAGTGGAGCTAGTGCAGCAAATGAAACAGCAACAATATTACTTGCAGCAGGAGAAAGCTTTGTTATGGGAACATCTCATGACTCTATAGCTGCTTATGATGCAGATAGTAGTGTTCAAACAACTTTGCATGATTTAGAAAGTATATTAATTGACCCAAGTGCTAATGAAGTAAAACTAGAAGTAATAGCAGCCAGTGTTTAATGAACTATCTAGAGATACTCGAAAACTATGGAGTGCCTCTAGTTGTGGCAGCAGCATTTTGGTGGTTTATACAAAAGCAAAACAAATACATTCAAGATGAATTAGCAAAAGAACTAAGAGAATCTTTTGGAAGAATAGAAGGCATTTTGATAAAATTAATAGACCAGCAAAAAAAAATGCAATTAGAACAAAAGGGCATAGAAAACAGCTATAAAACATTAGTTGAGATTATTGCACACTTATCTGGAGGATTAAAAGATAAGTTTATGAGAATACAGGAAAAGAATGAAAACAAAAGATATTAAAGAATTTGAAACAGATATTACTATACATTTAACAAGAATATCTGGTGATGTTGAATATACGAAACAAAGAGTTGATTTAGTAGTTAAACATTTAGAATTTATGAATGGAAGGTTAAGAACTGCAGAAAACAGTTTAGCCGCTCATAAGGCTGTAGGAATATCAATGGTTACAATGTTAACAATAGCAATAAGTTTAGTGGGAATATTGCAATAATGGAAAATTTTAGAGATTTGTTGTATTTTATGGCTGGTTTTATGACAACATTTTGTTTAGGATATATGTTATATAAAGGAGAAGAATAATGGCTGATGATGGAACAATGACAATTAAAGCAGTTTTACTGCCTGATGAAATACAAGCAACGCTTAAAGATTTGTCTTTTACATACACTCCTGCTGATGCTAGTGAAAAATGGTTTTATGGTATTGTTAATGTTCCTCATGATACAGGCGCAGTAGATTTAATTACAGGTAAATTTTTATCAAATAGTGCAGGTGTAATGGCAGGAATAGCAAATGCAGACATAGCAACATCAGATAAAATAAAATTTTTATTTATAAAAAATACAGGAACTACTGATGGTAGCAGTTCAACAGATGAAAGTATTATGCTTGTTCAAGATGGTTCTACTGTAGCTCATAGTTCAACAAATGCATTAGAAATAAGTGCAGGACAATCTTGGTTTGCTAAAATGCCAAATACTACAGTAGGAGATTTGCATGCAAGAACTGCAGACCCAGACCAAACAGCAGGTGGTGGAAGTGTTCAATGTATAGTCGCAGCAATATTAGATGATGTTGCATAAGGATTTAAAATGATACAAGCAATTATAGTAAAAGCAGTAATAGGAAAAATAATGGACGCTATTGAGAAAGCGGATGATAAACGTATTGCAAGTAGTCATGAAAAAAGAATTAAAAAGTTAGAGAAAGATTCGCATCCAAGAGCAGATTGGATTTGCATGGATTGCGGATGTAAAGCAAAAAAGGTAATTAAACCAACTAGGAGAAATAATGGGTAAATTATTAGCAACAATAGCATCTAAGCTACTTAGTGAAAAAGTATTAATAGCTATAGTTTTAAAACTTGGAGACTGGTTAGTCAAAAGAAGTTCTAACGAATTAGATGATAAAATTTGGGCAGAAGTAAGCAAAGCATTGGATTCTAATGGCTAAACAAGTATTACAAGTTACTAACTTTGCTGGTGGCTTGAATGCTTATTCTGATGCCAGAGATATACAAGATAATCAATTTACACAAAATTGGAATGCTGAGGTTGACAGAAATGGTATAATAAGAGTTTCTGGAATGGCAGGAGACTCTATATTAACTGAGTATTTTTCAAATACAAATTTTCAGCCAGGACATGGATTATTTCAATTTTCATCTGATTATTCTTTATCTGAAGTATCAGGAAGTTTTTCAGTTGGAATAAAGACAGGAATATTTTCTAATGTTGGAAACAACGTTACAATGTCATTAGAAGCTACAGCAACCGCCTCTCCAAATGAATTTCAAAATATGATGATTTATATAATTGAAGGCACTGCTGCAGGTCAATCAAGAGTCATTGATTCAAACACAAATGCAACTCCTCCAGTGTTGACAATAAAAGATGCATTTAATCCAGTTCCTGATACCACGTCTAAATATGTTATTTTTCCATGGAAAACTGATAACGCAAATTGGGTAGGTAAGGACGGTGGCAATGATGGAACAAATCATGATAAAGATTTTATTACTAATGGATTTGCAGGATATACTGCAGAATCAGAACTAAAAAGCAATTATACTACAGACTATTATATATTTTCTAAAAAAACAAGTATTACAGATGAAACTTCTGCAGATTTAGGATATGTTGAATATGGTAAAGCATTAACTTTAACACCAGGAACAGAATATTGTCTTTCTTTTGATTGCGCTCATTTATCTACATATAATTCTTTAGTATCAAAAGGAGATGTTGACCCTATTGATGGAGGCACCTCTCATGCTGATAAAGTTCCATGGGTTCAGCTATATTCTGAAGATGTTGCTGATACTAAAGGTAGTCTAAAAAAATTAGATGCATATCAAGTAACAGTTTCTGATGGAGGTGTATCTGCAGAATGGACTGATGCTAAAACATATAAAGGGGTTCAAGCTAATTCAACAGAAAAAGGAAATGGACAAGGGGCTACTTTTAATATTGTGACTTCTGCTAGCGGTAATACAGTTACTTTTCATATTGTTGATAGAGGTGAAAATTATGTAGTTGATGAAGAATTAATTTTTGAAAATCCTGATTGGG